TGTCGAGCGCATCAAGACGCAATCACTTGATCCCTACGGGGACATTGTGCGCTGGCACCAAAGGCAAACCATTGTCAGTCAGGTTGGAGACGATCTAGACGCATTCAAGCGGCGGATCGTGGAGGAAACTCTGAAAGACCCGGAAAGCCGGAAGCAATATGCGGACCTGTTACGGCAGGCCGTATCGTCCGGCGCAGTGGTGTCCATGCGTCCACCAGTCTCGAAAACCCCATCGCTTGGTCGCGTTGGCGCGATCGCGCTGCCGGAAGGGCAGGCGGACGATGCTTCCGACGACGACCTGTTTGAAAAAATTGTCAGCCGTAAAAGAGCCTAGTGCAAACGTGCGGCTGATTAGGAGGCAATAGAAATGGCACTTACGCCTAATCATCCAAACAATGAAGTCATTAAATTTCGCAAAGAAGTCGCATACGACTTCCTGCGCGCCAATCGTCTCGATCCGTATATGGGCGATGCGGCGACAAGCCCAATCGTTCGTCTCAGAGACCTTGAGGCGGATGGCAAGGAAATCCGTATTCCTCTTGTTAATCAGTTGTCTGGCGATGGTGTCGGCGCCGGAACGCTGCGTGGCTATGAGGAAATGATCGATAGCTATGGCTTCCCGGTCTGGGCAGATTGGCTACGCAATGGTGTTGCTAACAATCGTGCAGCGGAAAAGGAATCGTCGTTTAGCGTCCGGTCCACCGCACGGCAATTGCTGCGTGGGTGGGTTAAGCGAGTGGTGCGCGATGATCTTGTCGATGCGCTGTTGTCGATCCCGACTGCGTCGGTTCAGTCTGGCCGGTTTTCCAAGCCCGGCAACCGTGTGAATGGCATCAAGTGGTCAGCTGCATCAGCCGCTAACAAGAACGCTTGGACGGCGGCAAACTATGATCGCGTACTGTTCGGCAATGCATTGTCGAATTACAACGCGACATTTTCGACCGCAGCGGCAAACGTCGATTCGATCAACGACAAAATGTCGGCAGCGATCGGCTCCTTGCTTAAGGATATTGCCAAACAGACTGGTGTCGATCCAAACAACCCCGGTGTCTATAATGGTCGTCCGAAAATCAATCCGTGGATGACGCAAGAGTCAGATCAAGAATGGTATCTGTGCCTGCTCGGAAGCCGCGCCTTCCGTGACTTGAAGGCCGATCCTGTTATGGCCCAAGCCAATCGCGAGGCGCGCGAGCGTGAAGCGAAGGTCGGGACTGGAAGCAACAATCCGATCTTCACAGGTGGCTGTCTTGTCTATGATGGTGTGCTGTATCTGGAGATTCCAGAAATTACGCAGCGCCTTTTGTTGAAAGGTATCGGTAATTCGTCAATTGACGTCGAGCCTGTATTTCTGCTTGGGCAGGCCGCATTGGCTTATGCAGTCGGTCAAATGCCTCGCGTTACCGAGCTCGAGGACGGCGATTACGACTTCATCAAAGGCATAGGCATCGAAGCCCAATATGGTGTTGCCAAGATCGCCAAGGCTCCACTTAATGTGGCGAATGCTGGTGTGGGCAGCCTTGTCGATTGGGGCATGGTCACCGGCTTCGTTGCTGGTGTCCCGAACGCGTAACGCCTGGCTAAGGAGGGAAATCAATGGCTACTGTTACGGCCTATAAGCAGCCTCAAGTCGGGGCGCAGGGCTTTGCCCGTACTGTCAAGGTGCTTGGCGATGCGATTGCCATAACAACTGCAATGAACGTCACGGGCAATTCCGTGGCGTTGTTCCGTGCTCCAAGAGGGTTTGTTGTGACGGGCATCTATCTCGCCCTGACCGACATTGACACTGGTGGCTCGCCTACTGTTCTTGTGACATTGGGCGATTCTGGTTCGACAAACCGCTTTGTCACTTCGTCCAACATTGGACAGGCTGGCGGTTCGACCACGACATTGGCGTCAACCGGTCTCTACTACGAGTTCACGGACGATACCGATGTCTTGCTGACGTTCGCTACTCAGTCCGCAACACCTGCGGCGGGCACGGCAACGTGCTACATGACCGGGTTCGTTAACTCGTAACAAACCGGAGTGGGGAGCCAATGTAAAGCATTGGCTCCCCATCATCTCTCTTGCATGGTGCCAAATGCCTAAAACGCTGCAAGAACTTGAGACCGAGGCGTTCGCTATCCTGACAGGGATGGATCCTTCTTCGTCTCCTGCAGCTGAAGATTTGGCGGTCATTGATACCTATGTTGATCCGTTGTTGGAACAGCTTGCGGCTGACCGGATCATCTATATCGCTGATCGCAATGACATTCCTGATGCGGTTTTTCTGCCGCTGGCAAGGTTGTTGGCAAATGTGTGCGGTCCACGTTTCGGTTCTCCGATGAACCAGGAGGCGCGAGTGGCTGACGAAATGGCCCTGCGCCGCATTGCTGCATCTATCCCGGTTTATGAGCCAATGCAGGGGCAGTACTTCTAGCGATGGTCGCGATCCCGTTGCCGGTATCTACTTTTCCTGGTCGCTCGCCATCGGAAGGAGCTGGACGGCTCATCAATTGCTATGCTGAAGTTCTTGGAGATAATGCACGAGCACCTGCGGTACGGCATCGTGTACCCGGTTTGCGCATGTTCGGCAATTCTGGGCAAACTGGATTCAGGGGCCATCATCTAAATGGCAATACGCTTTATTGCGCCTATAACAATATAGTTGTCAGTTTCAATTCTGCCGGGACTGTGTCGACAGTTGATGCTTTGAACGGAACAGGACCAGTGTATTTCGCGCGGAACAATAGGCGGCCAACGAATCAAATCCTGATCCTTGCCAATGGCTATCTATATACGCTTTCGGGAGGCGCTATCGCTTCATTGGGCGATCCTGACGTACCTTCTGCGAATGGTCTTGAATTTCAAAACGGGTATTTTTTTGTTACGACACTTGACGGTCGATGCTTTGCGTCCGGCATTAACGATATTACATTCAATTCGAACGATTTCATCACGGCAGAAGCAAAGAATGATCCGTTGTATCGTCCGATCGGATGGAATGGCGTGCTACTGCTTTGCGGCGCAAAAACAATCGAAGTTTGGGATGGCGATCAGCCGAACGCAACAGGCTTTCCCTACAATCGCACAACGGTCATTCAGCGCGGTATTATCGGCAGCAAGGCAATCGCAGGGCAGGAAGACGGATTCGGCGCTGGCTTGATGTTCGTTGGCGATGATTGCGCAGTGCATAGGCTTGTCGGCTATGCACCTGAGAAAGTCAGCTCGCCTGATCTTGATCGTCTCATCGAACAGGTTGCTGACAAGGAAACGCTCGAAGCATGTGTTTATACGGTCAGCGGGCATCCGAAGTGGGTTCTGTCCTGCAATGACTGGACATGGGAGTTCGATCTTAATACTCAGAAGTGGAATGAGCGCAAAAGCTATCAGCAATCGCGATGGCGCGGGTTCAGGTCTTTCAATGCCTTTGGCAAGTGGCTTTGCGGCGATACGCAAAGTGGCAATCTCTGCGAGATTACGTCCAAAGAGCATGACGAATTGGGAAAGCCGCTGATTGCGGAAGTTTGGTCCGCTCCGGTGCATAATTTCCCGTCGCGCATTCGTTGCGCGCGGGTCGATTTTGATTTTTCAACTGGCGTCGGCGCAGTGTCTGGCGGCGATCCAAATGAAGTCGATCCTGTTGTCGAAATTTCCTATTCAGACGACGGCGGTAACACATTTTCTGTACCACGAGCGCGAGTGCTTGGCCGCGTCGGCAAATTCAAGTCAAGGATTACGCTGTTTAATTGCGGCATGACTGGTGCACAGGGCCGCATCTGGAAGGTTCGCATGTCTGATCCGCGTCCGTTTGCCCTGATGGCGGGCGACATGACGGCGCAGCCGGTGGTGACATGAGCAGGCTTCCGGTTCCAGGCTATCAGAATCCGTCAGTCGACGGTAAGGGCCGGTCGAGCGCGGAAAGTTTTCGTTGGCAGAAAAGCGTATCGCGTGACCTTAAAGCCATGACGGAATCGCAGGTTGTTGGCGATCCGTCAGGCGGCAATAAGGGCGAAGGGACGATCAACGCGGAAGAATTGTACGATAACGGAAACCGTGTTCTGACGGAAGCCGGACGGCAAACGCTTGCAGCTGGTTTTGACACCACGCCTTACGACCATGGCACAAAATCAAGCGGGGCACTGACGATTGATCCGTTGAACGGCCAATATCAAATCGTGACATGCAATGGTGCATTTACGCTATCACCGGCGAGCACTACGAAATATGCAACAGTTCTGCTTCATATTACGAATGGATCGTCAGCTGGAACGGTGACGTTCACTGGGTTTAACAAGAAATATCCGAGCGGCTCGCTTAATACGACCAACACTTATAAGTTTTCGGTATTTATCTATTTCTACGGCTCGCTCGGCGTCGATTACGCCATTCAGCCGAGGCAGTAATGTTCAATCTTATCCCAGGTGGATTCGGGGGCCTGGTGACGCGATCCTATGTCGGTGGTGCGTCGCTCAGTGACGCAACGCTTTCAATAACTGTAACTATCAATCTCGGGACAGAATCGAGCGATCGGCGGGTTGTAATCGTGTGCGGCGCGCAAAGCGCTTCGTCACCAGCGAATGCAATGGCCTTTTCAGGCTTCTCGATGACCGGCTCGCCAACTATCGATACGCTTTACTCGGCGGGCATTTTGGATGGGATTATTGGGCGGAGCGCTGCTATCGGTATAGCGCATGTCCCGACAGGAACGGGCGGGATTTCGGTGACAGCTTCGTTTAACCAAGGCGGCACGTTGTCGACCGTTAACAAGGGGATACTAATCTATAAAGTTTATGGGCTGAGTGCTAATACACCATATGCTAACGGGGCATACGGTAGTTATGATTTCCCAGTTGGATCAATAGCAATTGGGTTGTCTCAGACGTACCCAGCCCCATCATGGACAGGACTGACGCAAGATGCATATCAGGGAGTTTGTTCCGGTGCATCTTATGAAAGCACATTAGGTGAAACAGGACGGTTTATCTCAGCCTCATCAGCAAGTCTGCAACGAGTTGTTCTTTTGGCTCCAAACTAGGAAAAAGATATGGGCCTGTTTGATTCACTGACCGGAAAGCCGGCGAAAGAAGCCACTGCCCTTAATCTTGCCCGTCTCGGCGCCCTCAAAAATGAGGGCATGGGTTATTACGACAGTGGCCGAACCGAAGCGCTGAATGCGCTTAATCAGGCAGGCGGCATCTATCAGCCTTTGCAGCAAAAGTACGGCGCAGGCACAAATCTCTATCTCGATAGCCTTGGCGTGAACGGTGCGGACGGCAATGCACGCGCTTTTAACGCGTTTCAATCTGGACCAGGTTATGAGTTCATTAAGAATCAGGCGCTTGACGCTTTGGACAGGCGCGCCGCATCGCGTGGCATGCTGGCGAGCGGCAATAACACGATTGATACGCTTAATACGGTGACGGGCCTCGCCAATCAGGAATACGGCAACTGGCAGAACAGGCTCGCCGGTCTGATCTCGCCTGAAATAACGGCGGCTGGAGGCCAAGCCGGTGTTGCGGGCAATATTGCGAACCTGTGGCAGACAGATGCTCAGAACCGCGTGAACCTTGCGAGCAATATTGCTGGCAATATGAACTCTGTGCAAAACCAGGGTGCGAATGCGCAGATGGCCGCGTCAAAGAATATGCTTGGTCTTGGACTGAACTTGGCGCAGCTTGGCGCCGGTTTGCCATGGACCAGCATGCTTGGCAGCGGAAATTCAGTTCCGAATACCTCATTCACATGGGGCGGGCAGCAATATCCAATGTATCGGTGAGTGGCTGACAGATGGCAGAACTTCAAGTCCCCGAACTGGATTTATCTGCGCTTGGAACATTGCCGCAGATTTATCGGAAAAATTTACAGGATGAGCAGACGCGCCTTGCGCTTGCTAATCTTGGGCAAGGAGCGAGCGGTAATGATCTGAATGCCGTGGCGCTCAATCTTGCCCGCATGGGTAACGTAGCTGGCGCAGGTCAGATCGCGGCCTTGTCAAAGAATCTTGCGGCGCCGGAATCAACAGACGAAATTAAGGAATACAACCTTGCAAAGCAGCAAGGCTTCCAAGGATCATTTTTCGATTTCAAAACCAAGCTGAAGCAAGCTGGGGCGACGAAAATTAACAATGCTGTTTCGCTTGGTGAGAACGAATATTCGAAAGCCATCGGTAAATCCGATGCGGAACGGTTTATTAATTATCAGAAGGGCGGACAAGGGGCGCAGACTGCATTGCAGTCGCTTGACGTGCTTGAGAATGCGATGAAAGATCCGAATTTCTATTCTGGTCCAGGGGCCGAGCGGTTCGCGTTGCCTTTGCGTCAAGCGCAGGCTGCATTCGGAGGTGATCCGAAGGCTGCGGCCGCCATGGAGACATTCCGGGCGACGGCAAGCAAGGCCGCGCTGGATGCGATGGGCGGTTCGCTTGGAGCAGGATTCTCGAATGCAGATCGTGATTTTGTGCTCAATCAAGTGCCAAACCTTGCCAATACGCCGGAAGGAAACAGGCAATTGATCGGGGTTGCGCGCAAGGTTCGCCAGCGTGAGATTGAAATTGCGCGAATGGCGCGTGACTATGCGGCGCGCAACAAAGGGCGGCTTGATGCGGGGTTTGATGCTGAACTTGCGGCATACGCTGAAAAGAACCCGCTGTTCAAGGATGAGCCCAGGCAGTCCATCCCCGCATCACCAGCACAACAGAACGGCAATCGCACCGGTACGGGCGTTCCTTGGCGGATTGTGCAATAGATGCCCATTATCGAGATTGACGGCATAGGGCGCGTTGAGGTCGGCAACGAATTTCTTTCGTTGTCGCCTGAACAGCAAAACGCAACGGTGCAGGAAATCGCATCGTCAGCGCGTAAACCGCAACAGCCGTCCCCAGTTATGGATGCCGTTCGCTCAATTCCAGGCGGTATTGTGGAAGGCGTTGCCGGGCTTGTTGGGTTGCCGCGCTTTGCTTCCGATTGGATTGATCGTGGCGTTGCCGCTGCTGGAAAGGCAGTTGGGCTAAAGCCGGGGCCTGCAATGGAGCCATCCTTATTGCCGTCTGCGGATCAAGTGCGGGCCGGTATTGAATCCGTTACCGGCGAATTGCCAAAACCGCAGACGCGCTCCGGAGAGTATGCGCGCACTGTAGCGTCGTTCGTTCCGGGCGCTCTCATGGGGCCGGGCGGCGCTGTTCGTAATGTTGCGGCGTTTGCTGTTGTGCCAGGCGTTGCCAGCGAAGCCGCTGGCGGTATGCCCGGCATCAAGGGCACAGATCTTGAGCCATGGGCGCGTGGCATCGCTGCTCTTGGCACCGGGATTGGTGCGGCTGCTCTTACCGCTCCCAGAACGGCCGGCGGCGCTGTTGCGCGGGCCACGAACGGTATTGATCAGTCTGCGCTACAGCGGGCCGAGGCGCTGTTTCAGGAAGCGTATGCGGCAGGCCAGCCGATCACGCGCGCCGAAGCACTCCAGCACGTAACGAACGGCGCAACCGGCATGGGCAATCTACAACGGGTTGTTGAAGGGCAGGGAGGGCTTAAGCCATTCTTTGCCGAACGCGCGGCGCAGAATGAGGTAGCAGCGGGGCGCGCTTTTGATGCCATTACTCCGGCAGCGCCAAATCCATATGCAATCGGTCCTTCTGTTGGCGCGGCGGCGGAACGAACACTTGACGATGTGCGCGGCGTCATCAATCGCGCGTCCGACCCGTTCTATCAGTCAGCCGCCAATATTAGGCTTACACCGCAGGAAATGGCACAAGTCCGAGCGCTGCCGGGTTATGATGAGGCGCGCAATACTGTCCTCAACAATCCACAGCTTGCGCGTTACGTGCAAGGATTGCCTGAGGATAGTGTCGGGTTCCTGAATGAGGTCAAAAAGCAATTGGATGCTTCTGCGCAGGCGGCTCGTGGGCCTATGGCGCAAAATCCGAACATGCAGATTCCGGCCGGTTACGGAATGGATGCAACGGCGGTTCGCGACGCGGCCGTGAATGCATCGCGGCGAAGTCCTGGCAATCCATACGAAACCGCGCTCAATATTCAATCTCAAGCTCGCGAAAAATTCCTGCAACCGCTTCTTGATGGTCCACTTGGGAAAATCGCCGCTCGCGATATAACGACGCAAAAGGCAATTGATGTTCTGTTTCCAAGAAACCCGCTGCCGAACAGCGCGGATGAAATCGCAACAGCGGTAGGGGCCGTAGCGCAGCGCAATCCGTATGCTGCCCGCCAGCTTGTTCGCGCTCACGTCGAATCCGTATTCAATGACGCAACGCGTAACCTTGCGTCCGGCGTCAATTCATATGGCGGCGCCAAGTTTGCGGCGGCACTTCGTGGGAATCCTCAGCAGGCTGCTAACCTTGAAGCATCAATACGCGCGTTGCCAAATGGCGATAAAATCTGGGAAGGCTTTGATCGCTTTCTGACGATCCTTGAAGCGCAGGGGCAGCGTCAGGCTATCGGGTCGCAGACTGCTTTCAATCAGGAAGTCTTGCAGGATTTGCGGCG